TGTTGAACCCTTTCAAATAATAGGCAATAGCGCCTGAAAGATATTAGATAATAGATTTTTAAATAATGCAAGTTATTTATACAATTATTTTCATCTATTTAAAACCCCGTAAAAATAGCATGGATAGCGAAGCGGATAAGCCCGTTATAGCTTATAAGCGTATAGGGATAACATATAGATAGATCATCTAATTGGTTAATAGTAAAGCATAGGCAAGTATAAGATCGTGTCTTAAAATGCGATTATGAAAGCCTAAATACTAGCTTCTTATAATTAAATACTATATAATGACACTTTATTATACATTCCCGTTATATACCTATTATTATGAAGCTAACCCGTAAAGATATAAAGCAAGGCCTTCAGGATATGCCAATAGATACTTTACTTCTAGGCCAAGCTAAAACATTGACCCATAAACAAAAAGCCTTCGCTGAAGCATTAGCCAAGACAGGCAATAAAGCCGAAGCATACAGACAAGCATATAACACGAACTCAAGCCCTAAGATACAGAGCCAAGAAGGCCAAGCCCTCGCAAAAAACCCCGTTATAGCCCTTCAAGTAGAGGCTATAAAGCTAGGATTAGAGGCTCAAAAATATCTTTTACCCGCACATTTAAGGGCTTTAACCATACAAAAGCTAACCGAAAAGGCCATTGATCCCGAAGTAAAGCCCGCCCAGCAATTAAAAGCGCTTGAATTATTAGGCAAGATAACAGAAGTAGCCCTTTTTACCGAAAGAAAAGAAATAACAACTAATGACACTAGCGCTAAGGCTAAAGACAAGTTAATCAATACGCTAGCGCAAGCGATCAGGTCATCAAAACATATTACAGAGGCAAAGAAAATTGAAGCGGATGAGTTATTGAATGAGATAACAGGCGGGAACTTATCGAACCCTGAACCTGATACCATAGACCAAGCGCCTGATGATAAGATAAGCCAAGATATTACAGACGAAGCGCCAAGTATTTTAGAAGCTGAGGATACAGAAAAGGCCGAAACGATTGACCCACCACCACCCGACAGGCCAATTTTACATAATTCTGAGGGTAGGCCTATGCATACTATTCCAGACAAACAATCCGACTCTATATCCGAAATGCCACCCTTATCTTTCACAGAATCAGAGTGGGGAGGGGTAGATAATTTTTGGAAGACGTTTGAGAAGGCTGATACAGAAACACCCCCCTTATCAAATAATCTTGAGGATGAAGAAAAAAATATATAAAAATTTTAAACTAATACTACCCCTTTATAATTTTATGTGTTAAAGTTATTAAATGACTACCCCCCGTTTAATTGCTAAAGCTAATGGATTAAAAAGATATCAAGGGCGCCCTTGTATACATGGACACTCAGGTATTAGATATGTACGTAATCTTGATTGTGTAGATTGTAGGAATGCTAAAGAAAGCCGTAGATCTAGATTAAAAAGGCAATTAGCTGGTAAAAAGGTTGGAAGGCCAAGAAAGCACCCAGAACTTGTAGGGCCACCTAAACTTAAGAAGATATACTTTGTGCCATCTACAGTAGAAGAACATTGGATTTTAAGAAGCAAAAGAGGTAATAAAAGAAAACAAAGAGCAGAATTATCTATAGAGTATTACAAGTCTTTAATAGTGGATACATGCCCTTATTTAAACTTAAAACTTACCTATGATAACTTTGAAGGACGTATGCCTGATAACTACGCTACATTGGATAAGATAGATCCTAGTAAAGGATATGTAGAAGGTAATGTACAAATAGTATCTTTTAGAGCTAATACCTTAAAGAGTAATGCTACTTTAGAAGAGTTAAAACTGATTGTTAAAAATTGGAGAGAATAATGAAACCAGTTAGAAAAGAAGTTTACATAATCATTAATGGATTGGCATATGATATCTATAGAATGCCTTTCTGGAAGCGATGGAAACTTATCTTATTAACCAAGTTAGGAAGACGTATAGATGCACTATGAAAGGATTGAGGTGGATTGGATATATACACACCTTCTATGGGCTTATGTCTTTACTATGTATTTAGTAGCGGTTATAGCATTCATACTGCATGGCTTCGCCAAAAAGGGGCGGAAATGACCGATAAATTATTAACCATACCAAAAGAAAAGCCACTTCATAGAATGAAAAATGGTATGAAAGATATACGACCTTTAAACCAGGAAGAGATTATCCAATTACTTAAAATGCATCAATGGAACGTAGATGATCAAGATGCTGTAAAAGATTTGGTTGATTTGATTCGTGCTGTTGAGAAAGTGCATGGTGTGGTATGACATGGAACTATAGAATCATGAAAAGTAAATGCCCTAGGACAGGGGAATTTTACTATACACTCAATGAGGTTTTTTATCATGATAGTGGTAAGCCAAGAGCTTATAGCGAACGTGATGAAGTTATGGGTGACACCAAAGAGGAAATCATTAGTATTTTAGAAATGATGCTAAAAGATGCTAAAAAAGATAGACCAGTATTAACTCAGGAAGACTTTAAGGTATGAAAAAATCTAAAACCAAATATTTAGAAGAAGTGCTTAGCTTAATTCAACATCAAATAAACAAAAAAGATAGCGTTCCTACACATTACTTGGTAGAGGCTATGCGTTTATGTAAAGAAGCTTTAAACAAATGACCCCAGCACAAAAAGAAATATTCCTCATAGTAGATGAGTTCTGGAAGACCTATGGCTTTGGTCCTACTATTGACGATATTATGCGTCTAACGGGCGAAAAGGGTAGAGGTAATGTTGCCCGTAAGATGTCTATCTTAATCGAGATAGGGGTTTGCAAGGGTGTTAAAGGGCGTGCAAGAAGCATACGTCCAGTAGGGTTAAGGGTAAGAGATCTTGATTAATTTCTGTATACACAGATTTTTATTGCAGTTAAAGTATGATACTAAACCTACTGCAAGTCATAGATGTAAACGATCTAAAAACGTATTGTTCCATCGTACAGTATATGTCATTACAAGCCGTAACTTATATTGGGAAACAAAATCTAATAAGCTTAGAGCTAGATTTGAGAAGTGGCGATGAGCGATAAAGTCTTAGAACTTATGAATATGCTATCGCCTGAAGAGCAGGCTATGGTATTAGAACAAGTCAGAGAATACGATAATGCTTTACTTCGTGAAGAAGGTCAAGAAGACTTTATGAAGTTTGTAACCACCATGTGGCCAGGATTTATTCATGGAAGGCACCATGCTTTAATGGCTCGTAAATTTGAGGAGATTGCAGATGGAAAAATTAAGCGTCTTATTATTAACATGCCTCCTAGGCATACTAAGTCTGAGTTTGCCTCTTATATGTTACCTGCCTGGTTCTTGGGTCGTTTCCCTAATAAAAAGATTATTCAATGTTCTAATACAGCAGAATTAGCAGTTGGGTTTGGACGAAAGGTAAGAAATCTGGTAGACTCTGAAGTCTATGGTAAAATATTCCCAAATGTCGCCCTACGTTCTGACTCTAAAGCTGCTGGTCGTTGGAGTACTAATGGTAATGGTGAGTACTTTGCTATTGGTGTGGGTGGTACTGTCACTGGTAAAGGAGCTGATCTTCTCATCATTGACGACCCACATTCAGAACAGGAAGCAGCGTTAGCAGCTGGAGACCCTTCCGTATACGACAAGGTGTTTGAGTGGTATACATCTGGTCCTCGTCAACGTCTACAACCAGGTGGTTCTATTGTTGTAGTTATGACTCGTTGGGCTAAACGAGATCTAACGGGTCGTATCTTACAATCTATGGTTGACCGTGAAGGTGATGAATGGGAAATCATTGAGTTACCAGCAATCCTACCAAGTGAAAAACCTTTATGGCCAGAGTTCTGGTCTTATGATGAATTAAGTAAATTAAGAATTGAGTTGCCTTTATCTAAATGGCAAGCTCAATATCAACAAGACCCAACTTCTGAAGAAGGCGCTTTAGTTAAACGGGAATGGTGGCAAATATGGGAAAAAGATTCTCCACCTCCATGTCAATTTATTATTCAGTCATGGGATACGGCATTTACAAAATCTGAACGTGCCGACTATTCTGCATGTACTACTTGGGGAGTTTTTTATAAAGACGAGAATGAAAACGACCCACACATTATTTTGCTTGACGCATTAAAAGAACGCATGGAATTTCCAGAGCTAAAAGCAAGAGCTTTGGAATATTACACAGATTGGCAACCCGATGCATTCATTGTGGAAGCTAAAGCATCAGGTGCGCCTTTAGTTTTTGAACTAAGACGGATGGGAATCCCAGTTCAAGAATTTACACCCACACGAGGTAACGATAAGATCTCTCGTGTTA